CTTCAAGGGCCGTCAGGCCAAGGCTGCGATAGCGTCCCGGCTTCACGGTCTCGAACAAGGTTTCAAGTTCAACGGCTTTCGCCTTGATCGCGTCGTGCAGGGCCTTTTCATCGTCAGTCAGGGCGCGATAACGCGGGCGAAACCGAGACACTGGCTCGTCGATTTTGTCGGACTGACGGGCGTCGGGCTGGCCTTCGTAAACGTGGGTCATCGTAGTTTCTCCTTGGGTTGATTGGTTAGGGGCGGTGTCGGGGGCGCTGGCTCGGGTGTTCCAACCCTTGACTGCTAACTCCACTGTGTCGTCGGTAAAACGGCCATTTCCGCAACAAGTCCATTGACTGCATCCGACGTGAACCGGGGGCACCCATTGACCGCCTGATCCGCGTTCGTCGGGTTCGATGTAAATGTCCACACCACCGCAGAACGGGCACGGCTTCAGGTCTGCCGTGGTCTTCAGCGCCCGATCCCTGTCCTTCGGGCCGTGGTGGCCCAAGCCCTCGTCTTCCTCCTTGAGGCAGATGCCACAGTGGTGGCCATGCTTGCACCACGTCAGTTGGCCATTCTTGCAGACGTGAGACCAGCGGTCAGAGTTTGACATCGACGGCCTCTCCAGCGGGTTTGTGTCTGACGGCACGGGCTCTGGACAAGTTCTCTCGTCTCTTCCTCTCTGCCGCTAGATCGCGCTCCCAATGGTCAATGGCCGCGCGGCGAGCCTCCTCTTCCGTGTCGCCGGAAAAGCGCACGGGAAGGGTCATGTGGTAGCCCTTGTTGCGCCCCACAGGGGGCTGGAAGCGGACGAGGTACGCGACGTAAGCGGGGCCGTGTTCGTTCCCCTCGCACGATTTAAACGCGATGGTTTCGATGTCGCTCATGGCTTGGGTCCGATCTTCCACACGATGCCCGTGCGGGTGCGCCCGACAGGTACGCGGCGTTCACCACTGTCATGGATCAGGTCCGCGTTGGCCAGCGGCCTCAGGCGCGGACCAATGGTCTCGTGTTCGATGTTGGTGATGCGGGCCAGATCGTGGCCCGTCAGGCCGTTGGGGGCAGCCTTGATCGCGCTGTAGGCGATCATCTGGAGCCGCGACAGGGTCTCTTCTGTCAGGCTGTCAGCAGCCGCGTGGGACGTGTCGGGGTTGTCCCGCCGCGCAAGTGCGCGACGGGCGGCGTAGGCGAACAGGTCTTCCGTCTCTTCCATCATTTCTTCAAATCCCTCTGGCGGGTCAGGACGGCGGTGTGCAGGGCACGGGCGCGATCCAGAGCCACGACCTTCATGGCCTCCATGCGGTCCTTGGTCTCCCTGTCCTCCCACATTTTCACCACCTCCTCGGCGGTGCGATACATGGGGAGGCTCTCCTCAATCATCGTGGCCCACGTCATCAGGTAGTCGATCTCAAACGTGAAGCCCTCGGCCTCCGGTTCCGCGATGACCTCACCCGTCACCATGTCGATGACCTCGGAGTTGGTCGCGGTGAAGCCCTCCTTCACGGCGTCAGGCTGTGCATTTAAACGCTCACGCAGCCCCTCGTTCTTCTGGGGGGTCACGTCGCGGTAATCTTGGACTTCCTCGGCCACCTTCAGACCGCGCAGCACGTCAGGGAAGGCATCGCGCAGGGCGAAGGAACGCGCTCGCATCTGGAGCATCCGCTTGGGGTAGTCGGTCCACGGCCCCGCCTTGCCCCACAGCTTGGACTTCTTGGCGTCGTCCACGGAGAACGTGCGGGTGATTGGCGGCTCGCCCTTGCGGTTGGCAACACAGGTCGCGACCGTGCCGTCCTCACTTAGGCTCTCTTGTATGCCCTCACAGTGCGGAGAGGAGCGGACGAGGGCGATGGCCCCGTCACCCCAGATGGACGGGACGCCGTTGATGACCGCGATGGATTGCAGGGCCATCATGGGCGTGAAGCCCACCTCCATGCCGTGCATCATCGCCACCATCGCCTTCTCAGGCGTGTTGAGGGTCTTGGGGGCCACGCCAGCCATGCAGACGGCCTTAGCCAAGCGGTAGGTGTCGTCCAGCGTTTGGGGGACGATGGCCATGACTGCGCCGCCAGAGCGGAGCGCGGGAGTGTTGTCGCTCATTTAAACAGGTCCATTGTTTTTTCCACGATTGCCGCAATGACAATCCAGAGGAAGATGTTGATGATCAGGGCACCGACCCAGAAGAGGAGAAGGTCCAGTTTCTTATTCATCCAGCCCCCATTCATACGCCTCGTATTCCTGAGCGGGGCGAAGCACGGCCAAGCGGTTGTCGATGACGGTACGCGCCCACTGGCTCATGGGGATGAACTCCGCGTCCGTCGCGCCGCCACCCGGTCCCGGCCAGTGACCTGTCTTCAGAGCCTTGGCGAACTCATGGACCGCCCACTGCATCTGGGCCGCGCCGCGATCAATGTCCTCAGCGGGGATCGTCACGATCCGCACGGAGTAGGGCGGGGCCTTCTCGACGAAGACGAGCGTGAAGCTCTCGACAGCGATGTCCATGATGCGCTTGACGCCTTCGACCGCCACGGCGGCTTGGACATTGTACCCAAAGTTGGTGATCGACCGTTGGATGGAGTCATCGTCCACCGAACCTGTGGTCTTGAGGTCGGCCAAATCAGTACAGTCACCGGGGATCACGTCAGGACGCGACTTGATCCACACACCCGTCTTCTCGTCTTTCCAAACCAGTGACCGCTCGACCATGCCGTCCAGCAGACCAGCGCGGACCATGGGGTGCGCCCCAAGGGACTGCGCCATCTGGCTGATGTGGTGAATGTCCTCCTCAGTCAGAACGGTCTTACCCGCCGCGATCTGATCCGCCCGCCACTGCTGCGCCGCTTTAGAGCGGTAATCAGGGTATTCATCAGGGCGGATAGCATACTCATCGAAGAAGCCTTCCTTGCCTTCAATTAGCAGACGGTGCGCGGCCCGCCCAAACGCGAACTCAGGCTTGTCGCTGCTGACCCGGTTGGGGTTGAGGTAGCTGCCCACGAAGTAGTGGGCCGGGGACTTGTCCCACATCAACCGCATCCCACCCGAAGACAGGCTCGGCCCCACGCACAGGTCGCCGTGGTAAGCCTCCATGCTGACACCCGTGTACATGCCGGGTGCCGAAATTTTCTCGCCGTTCCAAGTGATCACGATTCTTCTCCTGTTCGTGCTTATGGTGAAGCTAACCTCTGGGACAGTGATGTCAACCTAATAATTCCGATTGAATTGCTCCAATGGTCGTGCTTACCCTGCGCGCCCCGAAAGGAGAGAACATGGACGATGTGGACAAAGCGATTGAAATGCTCCGCCGCAAGATCAAGCGGGTCGGAGGACCGACAAAGTTCTGTAGGCGCTACAACATCGCAGAACCTAGTCTAAACAATGTGTTAGCCAAGAGACGGCCCCCGTATAACGAACTCCTTGACGTAATCGGCATGGAGCGGGTGACCATCGTCAGGTACAAGCTCAGACCCCGGAAGCCGAAGAAAGCCCCAGAGGGTGACTACGGCACCATCTATGGAGAGTTTGATGCCTAAGACAGATGAATTTACTTTCGTCGTGCCGGGTGAAGTGCGCGGAAAGGGCCGCCCCAAGGCCACGTCTAGGTCTGGATTTGTCAGGCTCTACACGGACGCCAAGACCGTGTCTTATGAAAATCTGGTCCGCATCTGCGCGCTGGAGGCCATGAAGGGTCGCGCGCCTTACGCGGGGCCTGTGGCCATAGAGATGCTGGCCTACTACGGCATACCGAAGTCCACGCCGAAGAAGCACATACCGGACATGGTGAGTGGATTTAAACGCCCCACCAAGAAGCCCGATCTCGACAATGTGCTCAAGGCGGTGCTGGACGGATTGAACACCGTCGCGTTCGATGACGACGCTCAGGTGGTTCAGATCGACTGTCAGAAGTTCTACGGCGAGACGCCCCACCTCGTCGTCACGGTACAAGAGTGGTTATGAAAAAACCGCCGGGGCGAACCGGCGGTATAGTCAGGAACAAAGCAAATGACGAATAGCATCGGAAAAATTAATTCACAAGTGATGGCCGACGCCCGTATGGCCATGCTCAAGCTCTGCGCGGAGCATGACGAGGCTGACGTGATCGCCGCCCTGAGATCGGTGATTGCGGAACGGGACATGCCCACGGTCGCGGTGGTGAACCACCGGATCAATCTGGATTACTTCGATCAGGCGTGGGCGATGTGGCCTGAGAAGGGCCGTCGCCGCTCGCGCAAGACCCACGCCATGGGCGAGTGGACAAAGGTTGCCTCCAAGATTGGTGGAGAGGCGCTGCTGAACGCGATCAACGCCTACGTCCTGTCTGACGACGCGCTCAAGATGGACGGGGAGTATGTCCCGGCCCTCGACCGCTGGATCAAGCACGGCAAGCACGAGGCGTGGCTGGAGACCATCGCCCCCCGGCGCGTGGGGTTTGTGTGAGCGCGGTGGACAAGGCCGTACAGGCCGGGATCGCCATCAAAACGGGTCGCATGAGCGACCAGAACACCACCTGTCCGAAGTGCTCTCCCAACAGGAAGAACAGGAAGGCACCCTGCCTGAGCGTCCGCGTCGAGGCTGGCAAGGTGGTATTTAATTGTCACCACTGCGGGTGGCATGGAGCATTCTTCGATGATCTGGGAAAAGTTGGAAGCGCGGGGCCTCAACATAGAGGCCCTGTCGGGCAAAGGGTGGGTATCCCATTCCGAAAAAGATGGTGGTGAGTCCATCGCCATCCCCTTCATGCGGAACGGGGTGCAAGTCGGAGAGAAGTTCCGGCGGTTTGACGGTCAGGGGATGAAGTGGCGGGCGCAGTGGGAGGCCGGTCCTATCGCGTACAACGAGGACTGCCTCCGCGACCCCGCGCTCAAGGGGAAACCCCTCATCATCACTGAGGGGGAGATGGACTGCGAGGCCGCGCTCCTGTCGGGGTTTGAGAAGACCATCAGTGTGCCCAATGGATGCGGCGGCGCAAGCGGCCAGCGTGACGAGAGCGAGGTTCATGAGGCAAAGGCATACTCATGGCTCCACCAGATAGAACCGCTTCTGCGTAAGGACAGCACCCCAGAGATCATCCTCGCGGTAGACGGGGATGAGGCTGGGGGGCAACTGCTCCACGAACTCTCTCTGCTGCTGGGCAAGGCCAGATGCCGGTTCCTCGTCTACCCCAAGACCCGGAGGGATCAACTAGGCCGGGAGAGGTGCAAGGATTTAAACGAGGTGCTTCACGAGTACGGCGTGAAGGGCGTGAGGAACACGCTGGAACGCGCTGAGTTCATGAAGGTCAAGGGCGTCTTCAAGATGTCCGAACTCCCGCCTCTGCCGTCCCCCACGATCTACGAGATAGGGTTCAAGCTGCTGGGCGAGAACTACAAGATGCGGTTGGGGGACTTCTGCGTCATCACGGGCGTCCCCGGCTTCGGGAAGACCAGCTTCGTGAACGACGTGTGCTGCCGTGTGGCTGACCAGTATGGCGTGAAGGTGGCGTGGGCGTCCTTTGAACAGGCACCCCAGCGCGACCACAAGCGGGCTCTGCGCTCATGGAAGACGGAGAGGCTCCCCCGACACTGGGACGCGGACATGATCATGGCTGCGGACAAGTGGATTGACGACCATCACGTCTTCATCGTGCCAGACGAGGACGACGATCCCACGCTGGAATGGCTACTCACCTGTCTGGAGGGCGCGGTGGTTCAGCACGGGGCTCAGATCGTGGTCGTGGACCCGTGGAACGAACTGGAACACGTCCGTGACCACCGGGAGAACGAGACCGAGTACATCGGGCGCGCGATCAGGACGCTCAAGCGGTTCGCCAAGGCGTTTCAAGTTCACATCATACTCGTGGCCCACCCTGCCAAACTCCAGAAGGTGAATGGCAAGTACCTGATCCCGTCCCTGTACGAGATCAGCGGGTCCGCCAACTTCTATAACAAGGCTGACATCGGCATCGTGGTCCACCGGGAAGACGCCGACACCACGACCATCAAGGTTCAGAAGTCGCGGTATCACGACATCATCGGCAAGCCGGGGGAGGTGCAGATGGAGTTCTGCATGGATGACCGACGATTCAGAGAGAACCAGCGTCTGGCGTAGTGGTGATCCCGGCGTCCACCAACACTCTGCCAATTGAGCTACGGGACCGGAGGTCTACTTCCGCGAGGACTTCCGCGTACCCCGGCAGTTCCACTTCTTGAGGCTTAAGGCCTTGCGGGTGGGCTGTCCATTGGGCTTGCGCATGGCCCCCGGCATCCCAGACATCCTCTTACAGAAGGACGCCTTACGGCCCGCGTCGCGGTCAGTCTTGGGGTGAGGGGCGGGCGGCTTTATGTTGTGGCCCTGCGCTCTGAGCGAAGCCCTGCCACGCGCATTTAGGCCACCACTGGGCGACTTCCCCTCCTTGCGCGACCATGCACCGCTCATTTGCGCTTACCTCTTTTGGATTGACGGGCCTTGGACAAGGACGCGGCAACAGCCTGTTTCTGCGGATAGCCAGAGCGGACCATCTCGCGGATGTTGGATGACACAGTGGAACGCGATTTACCGGCTTTGAGGGGCACCACGTTTCTCCTTTTGACCAGAAACCGCCGCCGCACCCGCTCCACCAGCCACTAAAGGGAGAAGAGCGGAATCCAAAATGTTCTTGGATGTGCGAGAGTAAGTCCCTTTGTTTCCCACCGCAGATGTGATTTGCTCTGGTTCAAATACAACCCAGTTGTCCGAAGCAAACTCAGGGGAACCAAACATCATTCCCGGCTTCCAACCACCTTCAATTCTTATCCCGTCATGACCAGCATCTTTGAGTTTGGCAACAAAATCATCAACGGCTTTGTTTGCTGACTTTTTTGGCAATGTGCGAAGCCCCATTACCTGCTCACTGTAGTCTCGCCAATTCATTGTGTACGGATTTTTTAATGAAATATGTACGGGCATGATGTTTGCGCCGGGTAAGTACTGTCCAGTGCCAAGAAATTTCTTGTCGGGCACTCTTGCAAATGGGTCTGCGGATTCGGGAGATGAGGTCACAAAGTGACCAAGGCGAGATGTTGGATCGCCTGTGTTTTTTCCAGCTTTGCGGGGGTCAAATGTTGAAAAATCTCCCGTTGTCGCGTGGTACGTCACACGGGGAACATCCGCGTGATTGCCCTCCATGAACGCGGCAAGGTTCCGCTCACGGCGCGGATCACCATGAGGGATAAAATCCGATTCCTTTGACTTGGCGCGCTGAACCACCTTTGCCACTTGTTGGTCTAGGGTGGGTTCGGACTTCTCAAAATTCGGATCGTACTTGCTGGCTTCTGTTTCATACGCGCCGGGGCTGTCCAGCATCTGCCGCAAATCGGTGAGGTGCCGTTCGGCGGCGTCAAAGTCTTTCCGGCCTAATGCAACTGCGGCGTCTCTCGACAGTTGTTGCGCGCGGTTAAACACGGGTAGCTTTGCATGTTCCTCCGCATAACGGCTCATGCTGGGCGTGATGGGGATTTGGGCCATGCGGTCCCGATCAACCACGTTCTGGAGATTGAGAAGTTGGTTCCGTACTTTTGGCTCAACCCACTCACGACCCCAATTCATTTTCTCCGCATACTTCTGCGACATGCGGTGCGTGAGATCGCCAACGTGTTCCATCAAGGTGCCAAGGGTGGCTCCGCTTGGGTATTGAGAAAGCTCTTTCTGCGCCCGCACCATTGCCAGTTCAGGTTCGCCACGTTGTGCGTTAGCGAGACCTCTGAATGCGTTTAAATGCTCTGCGGTATAAGACTCTGCGGCCCTCTCAGCGGCTTTTGCGCCTTCCTTCACTACGGCTTTTTCACCCGCGCCTTCAAGACCGGGCATGAGGCCAGCAGCAGCGGTCAGTCCGCCAAGGTTTGCGGTCAGCGGATCGGGAGAACGGGCCTGACGGAAACCCTCTTCGACGCCGACGAGGGGTAACATACCGATTAGGGGCTCAAGGGCCGTGGCCCACTGAGGGCCGACAGTGCGCTGGGCCAAATTCGTCAGGTGTTCTTGGAGGGTCGGATTGACAGAACGGGCTACCGGACGCGGCGGGACCATCTTGGTCGGGTCCATGTAGGATGGACGCGCCAATCGGTTGGCCAGTGATGCCGCGTCGTCAGCCATCTAGGGTCACTTGCGCTTGGAGCGGCCAGACATTTTGCCGCCCATACGACCGGCACAGGACTTCGTCTTCATGGGGTTTTCCTTTGATGGGGGTCGCGGGCGGGATGTCCTCACACCCCGTTCCGCTGGGATCAGTAGGTGCGGGTGACGCGCTTGGCGTTGCGCTTCAGCATGGACTTCTTGCCGAAGGACTTCACGGGCGTCATGGGGCGCTTGGAGGGAGTTGCATCGCGGTGGATGTCACCACGGTGCATCGGAGGGTTACTAGCCATGGCTTGTCTCCAGTTGATGGGACGGGGGCCACGAACCCTACCATAAGGCTTGACTCAAGGAAACGGCGGCATGATGGTGAAGGGGCGCGGGGGGGAGAGCGGTAACTCTCAACCCCCCGCAGAACAGGACCGCAGGAACCGGAACTGTTCTAGTGACCGAGTGCAGCGGTCGAGGACGACCATACACGTCCACCGCTGTCCCCACAAGTCACCGCGATAGCTGGACTAGGCGATCAAACGGGGAATGTGGCTCGGCCAACGCCCCAGAGTGCAGCCCCAGAATCATTCCAACACAGAGCGGCTCGCTTGCGCCCGCTTCTGACACTGAAAAATCACGCCTACAGCCCAACCGTACAATTTGGTCGCGGCTCCCCAGAGATGGGGGGTTGGGGGGGTGTGCCCGCTGCACAGACAATAACCAGTTATTGAAAGTTACTGGTTGACACCGACGTGTCTGATTTTCCGAGAAAAGTTAACATGTGGCGAAGCCACGAGCCCGCGCGGAGCGGAACAACGGCGGAATGTCCCGCCACCGAAGGTACAAAATGAGC